GCTTGAACTGAATGAATGATCTCTGCCATTGTAGATGACTTCGATACCCCGTTGCTCACAAATGTCTTTACCACTAAACTCTCCGTCTTTGTACTCAATACCAATGACTCTTACATCGATTGGTAGTACTAACAACAAGTCTCTGAGGTCTTCTTCTGTTTGATAGATAACAATTTCATCTACATATCGTGTAGCGGCCAATTGAATCTGTCTTTCAACGATTGTTTGAACTGGGGGATTCTTCGAGTCTGGTCTATCAATAGTAGGGTCAGTTTGTAATCCGCAGATTAGATAGTCACAATGATTTCTTGCTTCAGACAACATAGCGATGTGTCCAGCATGTAATAAATCAAACGTACTAAATGTAATACCGATTTTTTTACCAGCATCTTTTAGTTCACGTATTTTATTAAAGATCATTTTGTCAACACCTGCATCATCTTTGCCTGCGATTGTTCTTTTAACCAAGTCTCTTCTGGTTCGCCAAATGTTGGTGCGTTTTCTAACACATCATCCAACATAAACTTTAATAGATACAAATCTTGTTTAACTCCCCAACGAGCATAACCATCGTTGTGAGCAGAATTCATCTCTACGATTGCTTTACGAATTTGACTCGTACAATATGGCACATCCATGTTAGGCATTACTGCATCCTTGCTATACTTAAGAACTCTGCCCTTAGTGCAGGGTCTGTTTTAAACCCACCACCTAATTTACTTGTTATAGTAGAACTACCAGCATCCTCAACACCCCTAGATTTTACACAATAATGTTGTGCGTCAATTAAGACTGCGACATGTTCAGTGTCTAGTATAAATGATAGTGCGTGATATACTTGCTCAGTTAGACGTTCTTGTATCTGAGGTCTTTTAGAAAAGTATTCTACGACTCTGTTAATTTTAGATAGACCTAATACAGTCTCATTCGGAATGTATGCTACAGTTGCTAGACCATCGATTATTACAAAGTGATGTTCACAGTTAGATTGTACATTGATATTTCTTTCTACGACCATTTCGTCATACTGCATCTTGTTAGCAACAACTGTTGCTTTAGGGAACGCATCATAATCAAGTCCCCAAAAGATTTCATTGACATACATCTTAGCAACACGTTTAGGTGTGTCTATAAGACTATCATCTGTAAGATCAAGTCCTAATGTATCCATAATTTGATTAAAGTTGTTTTCGATTTTATCGATTTTTTCTGTACGAGATAAACCATTGTCAGTCACTGGAGTTTCTACTCCCACTTTGACTAAATGTTCATGTACTGCTTGCCCTAGAACCGGGTCGGTTTTTGTTTTGTTATAAGACATGTGTCTTTTCTCCTTCCTAACGCGGATATTATTAAACTAAAATGTGTTGTAGCCTTTGTGCTACATCTGTATTTATACATTATACTACTGTATATTATATTTTTCAAGTAAAAAGGGTAATATGATTTGTTGTGTGAAGTCTTTATGTTGTTCTGTACTAGGATGCGGATCTTTTTCACGTGCAAACTCATGTATTGATACTTCTTTTGCCCATTGCCCTAAATTTTTAATAGGTAAAAAGTAATTTCTATCTATAGCATCATAAAGATAATTGATTTCCGGATCAAGTTGACATATTTGAGAATCTTCTCTAGTGTACTCTCCTGGGTATTGAATACATTCACTATGTTTACTGTAAATTCCCCCATATGAGTTACCACCAGGATTAAAGTTATGACCAGGATGATCCTCCGGGTCATTACCATAACTAGCCGGTCCACCGTATGCGAAACAATCCCAATCATATTCAGTAAAGAAATATTTAATACCTTTATCTTTAAGGAACCATTGTGTTCTTAAAATATGTTCGCATGTTTCTAATATAGCCTTATCAGGATTAGCAAAATATTCAAAATAATGACTAGTCAATTCATCATTCCAATGAGAATTAAAGATATAATGACTAGGGTTATTAAAATTTCTTATTCCAAGAGGATTAGTGCAATGTTCCCATTGTTCATAAAATTTTTCTTTCTTATCTAAATCTACTAATACAGGCCTCTTAGATCGGAACTGGTCCTGTGGTTCTGAAAATCTGTTCATTAATACTTTAAAGTCTGGTTTGGACGGAGGGCCCAACACTGTAACTCTATTCCAGTTATGATCAAAATTTGGACTGTAATGTGATTGTCTATCAGCACCTGACCACATAATACCTACTAATATATCTTCAGGTTTATGTCCTTCTTCAATTACTTCTAATACTTTAGAAATAATTTTACGTGAGATAATTGCATTGCCAGCCGCTCCGTGGCCGAGATGTGCTACAAATCTAAAGCCAAGTGATTCTTGTAGATGCTTACACCATACAGTATCTGTATTGTTGATCTGTGAATAAGAACACCCACCAGTTATTAAAACATTCATTTAATATCTATCCAATTAAAAAGTTGTACTATTCTAGCCGTATCATCTGATGTTCCAAAGCACGGGCCGATTCCATGAAACTTATATGCAGGATAAATAATTAATCGATTGTATACGATATTAGAACTTGTATGCATTGTCCATTTGGTTATGTCTTTGTCTTCTTTGTTTAGAACTAACATATTTAGTTGCTCCTCATCCACTAAACGATTTAGTCCAGTAGAGTTTTGTTTATAGAATAATGTTCCTGGAGTTGCGTCTTGGTCTTTAGAAAGATAAACTACACCGGCATAATAGTCATTGTTAGTACCGTCTGCATGTATCATATTATCAAACATGCCGTGTTCATTAGTTGCCTGACTTATTCTAAAATGACCACTGTCCATTTGCCGCATCTGTCTAAGATTCTTGTTTAATTGTTTAGAGACAACAGCATCGATCCAAACTGGACTATGTGCTTCTTTGCTCATCTTGCCTGGCCAGGGAGCGTTACCATTAGGGTAACCTTTTGATATTTTCTCAGGATAATAATCACAGGAGAGAGCAATATCTCTCATACTATCATCATTATAAAAGTTATCGATAATAATTAAACTTGGATCCATTAGTTGTTTTCAAATATCTTGTTATATTGATTATTTACTCTAATGAAGGTAGTACATTTACTCAAGTCTTTGAGTTTACGTGCTCCTGCGTAAGTACAGGCGCTTCTAATGCCCCCTAAGATGTCTTGTACAGTACTAGATACTTCACCCTTATAAGGAATCTTTACAGTTCTACCTTCAGAACTTCTGTATTCTTTGAGTCCGCCGAAGTGTTTTATATTTGCTGTGTTACTACTCATGCCGTAGAATTCAACAAAACTTTTTTGAACTGTATGTCCAATACCAGAATCTGGACCGGTTTCATTTGTAATATATGATCTAGTAATGACTTCACCGCCACCTTCATCATGTCCTGCTAACATACCACCAAGCATAACAAAGTCTGCACCAGCACCAAATGCTTTTGCTACATCTCCAGAACTACTACAGCCGCCATCAGCAATGATGTGTCCGCCAAGACCGTGAGCGGCATCGGCACATTCCATGATTGCTGAGAGTTGCGGATATCCAACGCCAGTCTTAATGCGAGTAGTACAAACACTACCAGGCCCAATGCCCACTTTAACGATATCTGCTCCACTTAATATTAACTCCTCTGTCATTTCACCTGTCACTACATTGCCTGCAATGATAATAAGTTCTGGGTATGTTTTTCTGATTTGTTCTACTGTTGTTGCGAATCGTTCTGAATAACCGTTTGCAACATCAATGCATAAGAACTTGATAGTGACCATGTTCATTACCTGATCAAGTTTTTTTAAGTCTTGTTCAGCAATACCTATACTCATAGCAACAAAACATCGTTTAGCAAGTCCGTTGCCAGTAGTAAAGTATTGTATTAACTCTGCTGATGAATATGTCTTGACCAGACATGTAAATAGTTTTTGGTTGATTAAGGCATCTGCCATTTCAAATGTACCAACACCGTCCATGTTAGAAGCCATAATAGGAACACCCGTATAAGATGAATTATCTGTTGCATTTCTAAACGTGTAACTGCGATTTAAATCAACTTCCTTGCGTGAACCTAATGTTGATCTCTTTGGCTTAATTAATACATCTGAAAAGTCTAACTTGATCTCAGATTCAATTCTCATTACAGTTTCTCTCCAGCATCTAATAGTACAATTTGATCAAGTACCTTGTTTGCTTCTTCGGTTATTGTAGAGTATCCCATGATGTCGCCTTGGCGTTGTAGTATCATTGCATCATATAATAACTTTTCGTACTGTGTCTGTAGTTTCTTTCTTGGGTCTTTCTTAAAAAATCCAAACATTAGAATTTGCTCACTCTTGTTTGTTGTCGATAATCTGTACTATCTCTACGCCATTCTTCACCATCATCTTGCATGATGTCAATACAACGATCAATAGTACCGTTAGTCCAATCAGATATCTTGCCTTGATTAGGATGTTCGATGCTCAATAGCGGATGCATCTTGTCGATCACATCATCTAGTGACCATGGGATATAAAGTCTATCTCTGTCATTAGCAAACGTTTCAGGGAAACTTCTGTAAGCAGGGAATAGAACATTACAACCTAATGCATCACCTTCTGATACTGTGTTGCTTACCCAGTCTTGTAATGCACAATTGAATACAACTCTAGTATCATTAAGAATTCTATAGTAATCATTCTTAGATAGATTCTCATGGATAACTAGTTTCTTTTGTTTCTGTAATTTCTTTGTACGTTTCATGTAAGAGTCGTTATTACTTCTTAACTCTCCACCTGATAAGAGACAGAACTCTATGCCATGATTCTTACCATATTTTTTATACCATTCTTCAATTAGGTCCATGTAAAAATCAGGTTGCTTTTCTTGGTCCCAACGAGCAGTAAATGCTACTCTCATTTTACGTTCTTCAAAGGGTTTGTATTCTTCTAGTTCTAATAAACGTCTACGTACTTCTTCTTTACCAAACGCAAGACCTGAGATATTATAGATAGGGGCGGTCCAGCCTGCTATCTTCATATGTGCAACCATTTCTTCATTAGTTGCTAAGACACCAGTAACAAATTCATTGACCATCTTCTCATAAAGACCCATCCACTTCTCCATGCCCCAAACATGAACGAAATCATCTGGGTCGATAGATTGTGCTAGACATCTTACAAAGACTTTAGGTCTATGTTCTTCTGATACTTGATCCATGATGTAAGGAAGTGATTCGATACCAGGTTGAAACATATCTTCAAAGAAGATACAATCTTCGCTAGTTACTTCACCTTCTTTCATCAACTTAACTAATGACATCATCTGTGACATACCGAAGTATGAACGACCATGTGCGTCTAAGACTTGCCCTGTTACAATAGATTGATCAGTTGTTAATAGATCGCCCGGAACAACTACATAATCAAGACCACGTTTTTCAAATGCTTCTGTATTCCAGTCTTGCAATTGCAAAGTGTATCTTGCTTCGTAGGGTTCTAAGCCCATGTAATATAATTTACGCATAATTTACCTTTTACTTCTTATTTCTAAATACTCGTTCAATGTCTTCTTCAATACAGTTATCACCATATTGAATCTCACAAATAGTTAGTGGTTCACTTTCATTGTTTACTAACATATGCCAATCTTGTACAGGGATCCATGTAGAATCATGTTTACCAAACTTGCCGACAAGTATATCTCCGACATCACGTTTAGCATCATTAGGATATGCTACTGTATACACACTAGCAATACCATTTGCTACAAACCAAAACTCTGCTCGACCTGTATGTCTTTGCATACTTAATGACTTACCTGGATCAACAGTTAATTCTTTAATCTTAACTTCTCTGCTGAATTCATGTAGTACACGATAGTAACCCCAATCACGTTCAGTACGTGGAGCCGCCCATTCACCTAAAAGATCAGAACTAGATTGAGTTTTATCTCCACCTATTCCGAATGAAAACGATAAGTTTGTATCCGGGAAGTTCATTTCTTTGATGTTAGCACTGTTTCTATCTCCACCATTAGCAAAAATAATGTGTTCATCAGGGAACATGTGTCTAGTAATGTGTATAGCATTCATACTAGAATCGTCTGTGTCATCAAATGTAATCACTTGATCCACATTACGCATTGCTAGTAAAAGTCTAACACGTTCTTCAACTGGCATGAATGCCTTGCCTTTCTTTCTGACAAGCCAGTCATCACTATTAACTCCTACTACTACTTTTGCACCATGCCATGATCCTTCACGACCTAAGTCTTTTGCTGAATCAATGTAATCTAAATGCCCAGAGTGTAGCGGATCAAATCCACCTGTAATTAAGACAACAATGCCGTTCTCTCTCGTAGGGGAAGCGGGCATTTCTATCTTCTGTAAAACAGGTTGTGCCACAACACTGTTTTCTTTTACAGTCTTTTTCTTAGTAACCGTCTTCTTTTTAACAGCCGGTTTCTTTTTAGCAACTACTTTTTTACTTTCTGTAGTGCTTTCTTTTTTCATATTTTTGCCCATCTAATTCCCACATATTTCGTACGGGCTTGTTAGCCACGTAACGTTGACTATATAGTCGCCAAATGCGACTACTCTTGTTGTAAAGATGTTCGGGTTTAACCTTATACCCATATTCTTTACAGAAGGCTGTGTAAGCCTCAAGGTCCTCAAAAACTTTAACAGTTTTAGGGTTTGACATTGTAATATTCCTTCTATTCTCATATTACCTTAGTGTTATGCACCCGATTCATTCGGATACTCCATTTCGCAACCGTTTTCATTATCTTCGGCTACTGAAATCTTTATGTAACGATTCGGATACTTTGTTTGTATTTCTAATGCCAAATCGTCTGCGATCATTTCACAACTCTTATGATTAAGTTGTAATACACTTGTACTGCTTTCTACTTCTGCGTACAAACGTTCTAACCATCTTTTAAACTGTATAAACTCTATGTCTCTATCATCATGGAAGACTTCAATCCATACTTTAAAGTGAAATATATGTCTGTGAGGATAGCCTAAGAACGATACATCGTCCCAGTCACCTGTTGCTAACTTAGGATCTGTATCAGCACCAGGATACATGTGTATACCTTCTTTACTGAATGTTACCCAAATGCTTCTCATATTCTTTTATCCATAGTGTAATGATACTGTACCTGACTGCAAAAGTCAAGCACTAGTTGACCCGTTTTCGACTAATTTATTTATTCTTTGAATTGTCAGTCTTTCCCATGATTCTCCTTGAGCCTCAGGATCCATATAATGTTTGTCTTGTGTTGTCCAAAGATCGACCAAATCAGGATCTTGTTCAGCAAAGTCATGTAAGAATGAATTTCTTTTTCTCCAGTCATTCATATGATCCATGTCACCGCCTATTTCTTCGCACCATTTACCACTTACGACATCTTCAAATTCAATATTAGTAACTTTAGGTCCTTCACCGTAAAGACTAGGACCTTTTGCTGGTAACCAAGAAGGATCATGTTTGATTATATTAATCATTCCTTTAATTTCATCTAATGCATGTTCTTGTATCATTTTTTGACCGTTGATCTCAATCCAATAATGTCTTAAAAATCTTAACCATCTACTTTTCATTGTAGTAGTTGTTATGTTAATTACTTCTTCAAACATATCTAAATTAGGGATAAGAAAAAGTGGTTGATGATGTGCAAACCATTTACCATCTGTCCACGACTTTTGAGTTAATTTAGTTGTTAAGTTTAACCATTCTTTTTCATGTATTGGTAATAGAATCCAGGGTATGTGGACATCATTATTCCATTCATGCTCTAGCGGCACTTTGAGTATATGATTAAATCTGTTTTGCACTACTGATAATTCAAAAGGACTTTTAGTTCCGTTTAGTATGTCAGTTATAATAGCGCCAGCACAAAATGATCCGACACAAACTATCTTCATTCATCTACGCCCTGCATAAGTTCATCACTATCTTCTAAATCTATATCTGTATTTATGGGAGTTTCATCCGCTACAGAAAAAAGTTCATCAAACATTGTACCTGCATTAACCGCTCTCTTACCTGAAAAGCCCTGTGATCCTGACATTATTTGCATCCAGAATCTACTGTGTTTATCAATCAAGTCTAATGATTTTTGTCTATCGTTAAGTGCAAATATCTCGTCAACTAGGTCTCTGAATCTAACACGTTCAAATGTTTCGTTCATCAACATTGCGGGGACACACCCTTTGTCATACTGTCGATTTGCTTCTTGGACTGCAAACATATGCTGATAAACATTATGTGCTTGAAGCAGTGTATAACTGAGTGTGTCCCATGACGTTTTAGTTTCTTTACCATGTTTGTTTAAGAAACCTTCACCACGATAACAAAGGTCTTTCATAACCATTGCGTTAGTGACTGGGGAATCAGAGAACTTCTCATGTATTCCTTCTGCTAATACAGCATCACTAAACTTACGCATATCTTTATCAAAGCCTTTGTTCTCAGCAGTCTTTTCCATAGAGTAAGTCCACTTCGTATTGTGTTTCATGTTAGAGTTAAAGTATGCTAACCCTTTAGCCGCACCAAAGAAAGGAGATGCACAATCGAATGTGATCTGAAGATCAGGATTGTGATACTTTCTTACTGCTTTCTGTATATCAGAAAACAAGACAGCATATTCTAAGATAGATGTACCTAGACAATGAATAAGATCATGCTTGCCTTGTTCTAGTAAACCATCGTGTATAATTCCTACAATACGTTTCAATGTTAAATGAATATCAATCTTGTTCTGACCACCAAACGCCCAGCCATTGAAGTGATTGTCTGGGTATGCTTTAGGATCGCAATAGACTTTCATTTGCTCATACCATTCGTCAGACTGAGTGTGATTTAGACCTTGCAATACATTAAGAAATTTACAAGCACCACTACGATTATGAATGAAATAATCATTGTTAATGTGAGTAGCAATCATCGCCTCTTCAATTGTTTGAATACCATGCACTGATTTACCATCTTTACCTTTAACATGATATGTACTTAATGACTGTGAAGGTATGTCTAAACACATGCCGTAGTCCATATACGTGTCCATCCATGTCAGAACTTCAATGCGTTTCTTCATCGCACGTGGGCAATTCGGGTCTTTCCAATCAGCGGGCCACTGACATTTTAGAATCTGGAAGCCGCCCGAATCGCCTAACATAAATGTGCCCTCTTCTCTATCACGTATGATAGACTCAGCGGGGATTGTTTTAGTCACATCCAAATCTGCATGGCCAGCAGAATACAATCCCCACTTATAAGTGAACAGACCTTTCTTAGAGTTTAAGAAATTAAGACTTTCTACGTCTCCGTTGAACCCTGCAGGGATACGTTCTTGAGGAAAGTAATCCTCAGTAGTTGTATCTCTTTGCTTACCTAGTCCAGTAATAAAAAAACTGCTGACTGCGGGTAAGAACAGTGCCCAATCCGGCTTATGCTCTTTTGATAGATCAATCTGTTCTGCCATAATACTTTACTTCGCTTGTGCTGGTAATAGATATTCGTAAACTGTGTAACCACTGTCTACCGTGATTTGTGCCGCACCCTGATCTGAGATACGTACAGTCTTGTCACCAGGAAGATCCATGATTGACAAGAATACTTTAACAGGCCAGTGCCATGCTCTAGTAAGTTCACCAGTCACCATAGGCTGAAACACAAAGTTACCTGAGTGAGTTGAAGGATCACCAAAGAAGATTTTAAGATCGCCACCTTCTGTTTTAGTAGTGAAGTTCAATTCTTCAGAGTTTGCTTGTGCCTGCATTTTCAAACGCATAATGCCTGCGACTGTCGGTTCAAATTCTACGTCCCAAGTAGCACCTTTAAAAGTAACATTTCTTACTTTTTCTTCGATGATTGCTTGTGACATCAAACGATAGTCATTAATAAAGTCACCTTGTTTAGTTGCAAAGTGAATTGCACTAGGTACTTCATTACCTTCTTTGTTTGCTTTAGTCATATTGATTTCAGCACTATCATCATTATAAACATCAAAACTAAGAATAGTTTTTAGTTTAGTCAGATTCGGCATACCGAACGTTCCTATGAAATCAGCAACAGGCGTTTTAGTTTTGCCTGTCACAATAACAGATTTGTCTTCTGCAATTGCATGGACTTCAGTTTCTGTATCAGTTCCCACGATCTTAACAAGATCAACGATGCCTAGACTGTGCGTGTAACCGATGATGTCTAATAAGTTATCTTTCATTTATACTCCTCGTAATGTATTTAGGTAGATATTATATGTATTATATCTGGATTTATTGTGTAAAGCAATTGTTTTGGACAATCGATTTACCCGAAACTAAACAACTCATCAAATGTTGAATTAGTGTCTGTGTTTGCTCTCAAGTCCCATTTGAGAACTCCTAGTAAGTTGCTAATCTTTTCATCTACTAGTGTTGATTCCATTAAGTTATCATCAAAAGGAAGTTCTTGGAACCACTTGGGAAGTCTAAGTTGATCTTGCGGATAAGCAACACTTGTATAACCTAGAGCATTAGTTTTAAGTTTACAGACTACAATTTTGAAGCCATCCATGATCTCCATAGAGTAGTTGTCTCCGTGTACTCTTTTGAGTGTGTTCCAGTTCATTGCCGCTCTCACATGACCAGGCATGTTTGCACGACCAGTCTTAGATTTCTTTTCTAATTGTGTATAAGAAGTCAACTTGTTTACTCCTTTAGGAGAACCTTTTGTCCATGAATCCTTCTCACCTAATACATGTTTAAACTCTTTAATCTTTTCAATGATGTCATCACGACCTAATCCAGAAAGAGTCATCTCTAACACTTCTGATAGAAAGTTTTGTACATACTTAGGAGTATCTGCACGTTTGAGATCGAGTCCCATTGCTTTGACATACATAGCACCTTCTTCATCAGTACGTTTGTTCTCAGCATCATAGATATTGATTGCATATCTTTTCTTAGTAATGAATAAGCCTCTGTCACCACAGACTTCTCTACCACCTTTGATAATCTCACCTTTCTCACGTGGACAATGAAATGCATTCTCCATAAAGCCAGGAAACGATATATTACATTGGTCAGACATGCTTTCATACAAATCGATAAATGTTTGCTTCTTGTCTTCTAATGACATATCTTTTGGTAAGTCTTCTTGTAGCATAGGCCAAGCACTAAAGTAACAGGAGTCAGTATCACCATAGATCATTGCATCGCCTGTGTGATCATATACTCCAGTCATTATCTCATTAACATAAGCAGACATATGTTTTGTCACACTTCGTCCTGTTAACGTTACCGACTGTCCTATACGTTTATCATAGAAACGACAATGCTCATTCAAAAGTGCACCATATGCAGAGTTAAGTAGAATCTTACGAACTAACTGACGTTTGTCCCAGAAGTCTATGTCTTTCTTTGTAGTAGACTCTCTGAGTTTAGCCTGCATAATCTTACGATCAGAATACCATTTAGATAACAATCCAGGAATTACACCCTCTGTGTCTGATCTAAAGATTGTACCGTTAGCACTGAGAATAAATTGATTGTTAGAATCATAAATCATCTTCCATATCTGTGCCGCACTCATTTCCGCTTCTCTACCATCTTCATAATCAATGGTTAGCATTGTGCCACGTTCCTGATTTAGAATTGCAGTATACTCAAGTGAACCGAACAGTCCTTCCCATAAGACAGGACCTTCTACTGGAGCATCACCATCTTTATATCTAGGCTTTTTCTTTGCAAGTGCAAGACCTTTCTCATCCATGTAATGTTCTGTAAGAGTGTGTCGTACTTGCCCTACGATTGTTTCTGGAGCCATGTTCAAAGCACGAATAACTGAAGGATACAGAGAGTTGATATCTATAGAGCCGATCCATTCATGCAATCCTTTCTTAGGAGTTGCAACATAAGCACCTGCCGCTTGACCCTCACTAACTGTATTAAGATTTGATCTTATCTTGTTGGGTACGACCATGCCACGTTCATGTGATTCGTTCATAATAGCCATTTCAATCATAGCAACTGAGCCCATGACAGTCGGAAGCAATACAGTATTCTCATGTGCTAGTTGGTTAGCAAGTTCTAAGAACTGCAACTTGTCATCTAGTTTTTTGAGTAGCATTGTGTCCTGTCTGTTATACTCAATGAACTTCTTAAAGTCTTTGTTGTATAACTGATCGAGTGAACCTTCATACTCAGTCTTCTTCTCTCCTACTTCTAACTCACCAATCGCATCTAGTTTATAACTGTGACGAGATTCGTAGTTGTACTTCTTGTAGAGTTGAAGATAATCTAAATGAATACGACCTACTAAGTCAAATGTTTCTTCTTCTTTACCAAATCGTTCATACTTTCTTTTCTTAGGATACTGTCCTAGTAAACAGAACTTACGAGTGTCATCTTTACTCATAACTTTTGTTACACGATTAACCATATAAGGAATATCATATCCCTCTGAGTTCCAACCCGACATAACATCTGCATCTTCAATCAAAGCAAAGAATGCATCAAACAATTCTTTTTCTGTTCTAAACAAAAGAGTATCCGGGAAGTCTGCAATTGCTTCTTGGGCAGTCTCATATGTCATATGCTTAGGGGGAACTGCTAAACAGATCAATTGATCTAGCCAGTCTAAGTATAAACTGACAGCAGTAACTGGATTGAATGGATCACTTGGAGGAGAGAATCCTCTAGCTGGATCAAAGTCAACTTCAATATCAAAGAAACATGTGTGTAGTTTTGGAGCCTCTATGCCGAGATAGTTTTCACTCAGACATCGAAAGACAATAGGAATATCAGATTCAAACAAACGTTTGCCAGAATGCATACGTTTCTCTCTTTCCCACTCTGCTTGTTTCCTAGAAGAAAATTTAGTAACAGCGGTTCCATATAATGAACGATGTTTACCTTTAGCGTTTTCATAATACAACACATAGTTAGTAGGATATTCTTTGAATATCCTTTCACCATTCGGACCTCGTTCTACGACATGAATTTTTTCCGCAGACTTATCGTGTATTGCATCGATATACGCCATTAAAGAGTTCTACCAACTGTCTCCAAGATATCGTTTAATTGTTCGTGGTCAGCATTCGTATCAGTTAGTTTGCTTTTGTAAGCAATTCTGATTGCTTTCTTTAGAATAGAAGGCTTGATTTCAAGTTCTTCTGCGATTGCTTTTACTGTATCAGAAAGACCACCATTCAGCGTTTCAACTTCTTGCATGACTCCCATGCCTTCGTTGATTAGTTGCTTCATTTTATTGACCTGTTCTGGGTTAAAGTATTTTGCTGCCATTTGTTTCTCCTGTAATTGAATGTAAATCTATATGCATAGTATACAGGATTATCTGTACACTGTCAAGCATATTATGGGCGTAATTACCCGTTTCTAGTGTCATCATTTTGTGTGATAACTTGTTCTAACAATTCTAGAGGCGCACCCTCTAGTTTAGAATAATATAGCAATGCTTTAGTATCTTTGGGTAAGCAAAGTCCACCAAATCCGAACTGACCGTCTGGTCCTGGGACTTGCATATGACTGTCACCTACTCTTGGGTCACGTTTCAACATGTCTGTGAATTGCTCCCATGTAGTCTCTGCATTGCTTGATTGGTGTAGATGAAATAACTCATTGAAGAATGATACTTTCGTTGCTAACCAACTGTTGATTGTGTATTTGATCATACTAGCACTTGTTAAGTCTGTCTTAAATGTGGGTACGATCTTTACTTTACTATGATTGATATATGCTTGTTCAACTGCTATACAGTCTAGTAACTCTCCACCGAGTATTTGCATATGTGGATTAATAAACTCTTGTTTGCTATTTGCTTCAGTTAAGAACTCAGGGTTATATACTAGTCGTAAGTTGCTGTAAAGTGTCTTAAACTGCGTTAGATGATGCGGAGTGATAGTTGATTTGACTACTACAACACCTTTGTATTCTAACTCATGTAGTTCTTTCAATACGTTACGTGCTATATGAGTGTCAACATCTAAGTGACTGTCTTGCTGTGGAGTGGGTACGCATACGAATGTAATTTCTGCGTCCCAATTAACTAAGTCTGATAGTGTGTTAGCATTAAACTTAGGATCAACTATAAATTGTTCTGTATCTATTTCAAAACCATGTGCTACTGCTGAGCCAACAAACCCATTACCAATAATTCCTAACTTCATACAGTATCCTTTATTTTTTCGATTAGATAAAGTTCTTCATAGTTAGGATCACCGACATACACAGGTGCATTTTTTAATGCCTTGTCTACTTTCATTTTGATATCCCATAATCGTTTCTTCATATCAGAACCTGTATAACCGCTATTTCTAGGGTGATTCATTTCGTACTCAAGTTCCCAGATTATATGTTCTGCTTTTTCACTATGTGGGATTATCATACCGTTCTCATTGTAATAGATTCGTTCATTATGCTTATTGTCTTTCACTGTTTATTATAATATTTAATGCGGTCAAAGTCAAGTAAAACTTTTCCCAAAAGCATTTTTTGATAAATAATACTATGAGAGCATTTCAATTTATCACAGAATCACCACTAGATGACTTAGAGAATAGACTTCCAAAGATTAAAAGTGATCAGTACGATGTAGACGAAAAAGGTAAAATCTATCACAATGCCAGACAGGCTTCTAAACAGGCACATAAGGCAAGAGAGCAATTAACTGCATCTGATCAAATGTTTGATGATGGTCTAAACATTGAAGATGAAGCACAGAAAGGTGCTGATTGGATGGGTAAACGTCTACAGATTGAGAACATGCCTAAGATTGTAATCAGTTATGATACTGAAGAAGCACAAGAAGGTCATCATACAGGAAGACATGAAGTAGGTTCAGATGAAATTTGGGTCTATGGTAACAGAAACTTGATTGATATTATGAGAACTGTTTTCCATGAACTAGTTCATATTCGTCAAGGCGAAAAAGACTTAATCAAACCTGGTAGTAGTTATCCGGGATCACCAATTGAAGCGGCCGCAGATATGGTTGCTGGTAAGTATATTAAAATATACGGTGAAAAGAATCCTCATATTTTTCAATAAGAATTATAACTCTCCCTTTCTTAATTTTCTTATAAACTCTTTAGATTTTTCAGTACGCACACCAGTAACTTGTAAAGTTATACGAGGATGATGTCCAGCGTTTGCTGTTGAGTGCGGCACGTCTTGCCATTTGAATGTAGTTACATCACCTGCTTTCCAATGTTCAAATGTGTAGTTACCATAACTGAACCATTGACCGGGTCTCCAATCAGATAGTTGAATCATGTATCTTTCTACAGTACTTGGGTCTTCAAAGTTCCATTTTTCTAACTTATCCATATGCAAGTTCCATACTTGACCAGGAGTCTGTACATGCACTCTAGTCATCATATCATCTAAGCCAAATGATTCTGCAATTGCTTGTAAATTAGCAGGTACTTCCCAGTTAAGATTGCTTACAACATAATCTTTACCATATCCTGTCTTTTCTAAGTCATAATCTTCTTGTATGAACTCATCTTCACCTCTGACTTTAGATTCTTTCTTAGGATTGCCTCTAGTACGCCATGTTGCTTCTTGTGATTCTTCAACAAGTGAATCTAACTGTGCTTGTTCTAGTGCTAAATGTAATTGTCCTACTCTATCTACTGTGTCATAAAGAGGATCCATTACTTCAGGATCAAAATGATAGTTACTTCTTAATTTTAACTGTTCCCAACTACTTTGTGTCATAATACTTTTACCTTAACATTTTTTTGATTATAATTTTGTCTATATTTTTCCGGGGGAATATTGATATGCAACCATTCAGCCAATTGAACATTATTATAGACTTCTTTGCCTTTAAACTGATACCAGGCAGTTAAAATATCTTTGTTCTGATGATTAATTATCTTACCCATTTCTTTTAAGTTCTGATAGTATTTATGATAGAGAGGATATGTAATATCGAACTCTCCGCATCTTACCCACCAGCCTAAACATGCGTCATCGTCTCTGTGAACTAAGACAATAGGACAGTCTGGCCAATGTTCTTTAATAAAATTGATGTGATGTGCGAACACATGGCTCTTAACAACTCGCACACCATCACCTGAGAAAGGCTTGTCAAACTCTGCTTCGCATTCTTCTTTAGTATGCTTGTCTAGTTCATCAAACCAATCTCCAAACTCCATGCCTGGATCATAATAAGCACCAATATGCATCAGATGCATCTTGCCACCATCAGCATCATGCCAATATTCTCTATCTTTGCTATAGTCACTCTGATCTATAGAGTCGCTAAAGTAAATATTTTTACATACACTGCTCCACTTAGAACCAGGAGCTCCTACAACAAAGATATATTTCATATTAGTATCCGTCCTTTTCCATACCGTCATCATCTTCAGATACATTGAAGCCATTGTGCTGTTCAAAGTATTTCTTATTGCCATCTAACCAGTAATCATCTACAGATTTAATGTATTTTGCATTCTGATTTTCTCGTAAGACATCATTGAGTCGAGGATTGTCCCAACCAATTGGTATATTCAATTGAGATTGTAAACTCTTAAGATAGTTATGTCTATACAAGTATAACAGTTCTGTAGATAAGAATACAGGATTAAATTGTTCAAAGTAATCCATTAGACTTAAGAATTGATGATAACTATGTGTGCCACGTAAACGCATTTCTTGTTCTTTAAGAATGTATTCTTCTCTACCTATCAAACCGATAGTCAAGTCTCCTACTTTCTGTAGTTCAGGAATAAGTTGTTCGTAACAAGGAACAATAGTTTCTCTACCAACTGCTGTGCTGTCTACATAAGGGCAACTAACACTGATCACATGATACTCACTCGCACTCCAATCTTCTTTGTGTACGTTCTGAGGATCTCTAAACAGATCAGCATACGGTTCAAACTCATGTCTAATCCAATATTTGTCTAGCAGTTCTCCCCAACCCTTTACTTCAGGGTGTAGTGATAATGCTTTAGAGAAGACATGATTGCCAGAGCCTTGCGGCCCTGTAATCAATAGTATCTTTGGTCTAGTCATATTAATCTGCTAATAGTTCTGCTTTAAAGACAGGCACTTGTCCATAAAGAGTAGAGTTCCACCAAACTAAATTTCTTAAATTCTTTTCAGTCGTTTGACTTTTTAAGATATCTAAGATTCTTGTGCCGTCTGCTTCACCAATAATCCAATCATAGTCACCTGACTTTTCAATTAATATCTTATTGATTTCAGGATCAGCAATCATGTCACGCACTGCTTTTTCAAGTTTTGCTTGATTAGGATTACCTTTATCAACCCAGAGTGCTTTTTGTAAAACATCTCTGTAGTTCTTAAGTAATACATAAGCATCAAAGAACGTACCAGAAGGCTTATCT